GAGCTGTTTTTGTCGTCCATATCCTATTCTCCTTCGATCGGAAAATAGCGCTGCGAACTGTCTCAAGAAACCGTGCCCCAACCCAGTCTAATGGTCGCTCTGACTGGATCGGGCTTTGCCTCCGTTGCTCCAGGCACCAGTCCCATGAACAATACCCAAACAGGAAACACGGGCAGAAGCCAAAGAAGTTTCATCGGGGCACTCATGTCCTTCATGCGGCCTCGAGACGATATCACAAACACACCCAGCGATAGTCCTACGATCAAAATAGCGCCGGACGTGTACCACCAATCAACTCGCTGCAGCCAAAAGGATAGACCGCTTTTGTGTACCCAGTACGCGGTGCCCATGCCACCAAGGAACAGCGCCAGAGACAACCACCAAACAGCTCTGCGTACTCTCAAATCGGACAAATCAGCCTCCTCATGCTGCGGCATTCCGCTGAGAGTATTTGGCAGCGTCATTCAGGAGAAGCCAAAATGTTCGATATCAAGGGAATATAGTCCTATACCATGCCCACCACCCGCGAAACCGTCCTCGCCGCGCTGCATGCGCGGCTGCTTCCGCTTGCCGCGCTCATCTTGCGTGACGAGGTGCTGCCCGAGCGGATCCCAGCGGCTGGGCTGGTCATTTTGCGCGATGGTCAGCCGGGCGAACCCGAGGTCACGCTATCGCCGCTGCGCTATCACTACCAGCACCGGGCCGAGCTGGAGGTCGTCGTCCAGGCAGGCATCGGTCGGGCCAACGCCTTCGACACCCTGATCGCCGCCATCGGCACGGCGCTGGAAGCCGACCGTACACTTGGCGACCTTTGCGACTGGGTCGAACCCGAGGCCCCGGCTTCGGTCGACCTGCCCGTCGAGGGCGCAGCGGCGCTGAAGGCTGCGGTCGTGACCGTCGTCCTGCACTACACCACCACCGGCCCCCTGGCCTGACACCCCCAACATCGAGGAGACCCCCATGGCACGTGCGCAAGGCGCGCGGGCGCAGATGGCGCTTGCGTATGAGACGGTTTACGGCACCCCGCCGGTCAGCGGGTTCCGGCTGATGCCCTTCGCCCGGGCGACGCTCGGGTCTGAGCAGCCGCTGCTGGAATCCGAACTGTTGGGCTATGGCCGCGATCCCCTGGCCCCGATCAAGGACGCGGTCACAGCCGACGGCGAGGTGGTGATCCCTATCGATGTCGAGGCATTTGGCTTCTGGCTGAAGGCAGCGTTTGGCCAGCCGGTCACCAGCGGCACCACGCCGAAGACCCACACTTTCCAATCGGGCAACTGGTCCCTGCCCAGCATGGCGATTGAAACGGCGATGCCCGAAGTGCCCCGTTTCGCGATGTATTCCGGCTGCGTGTTGGATCAACTGACGTGGCAGATGCAACGGTCAGGTCTACTGACGGCCACCGCCCGGCTTGTGGCCCAAGGCGAAACTATCGCCGCCGCGACAGCCGCTGGCACGCCCACGGCGCTGGGCTTGCAGCGCTTCGGCCATTTCAACGGCACCGTGAAACGCAACGGTAGCAGCTTGGGCAACGTGGTCTCGGCCGAGATCACCTATTCCAACAACCTAGACCGGATCGAAACCATTCGCGGCGACGGGCGCATTGATGGCGCCGACCCGGCCATGGCCGCCCTAGCGGGCCGGATCGAGGTGCGGTTCGCCGACACGGCACTGATCACCCAAGCCATCGACGGCACGCCTTGCGAGCTGGAGTTCAACTACAGCCTCGGGGCCAACGCCAGCTTCACCTTCACCGCCAACGCCGTCTATCTGCCCCGCCCGCGCATCGAGATCGCCGGGCCCCAGGGCGTGCAGGCGACCTTCGACTGGATGGCCGCCAAAGCCACCAGCCCCGCCCGCATGTGCACCGCCGTCCTCATCAACACCCTTGCAGGATACTGATCATGATCCGACTGAACCTGACCGCCACGCCCGAATGGCTGGACCTCGCGCCCGGCCTGCGCCTGCTCGTCGGCCCGCTGACCACCGCCCTGATGGTGTCCGCACGCGCCGATCCGGCCATCGAAGCCCTGCCGGAAGGAGCGACGCAGGAGGCGCTGGCCCTCGCGATGGCGAAAGCGGTGGCCCGCCGTGCTGTGCTGGATTGGGAGGGTGTCGGCGATGCTATGGGCACACGTGTGCACGTCACGCCCGAAGGCATCGACGCCCTCTTGGAAATCTGGCCGGTCTTCGAGGCGTTCCAGACCATGTATGTCGCCAAGGGGCTGATCCTGGACGCGGAAAAAAACGTCTCCGCGCCCTCGCCGACTGGTCCTTCGGCGGGGGCGACCGATACTGCGCGGCCTGCCAAGTTGCCTGCCCCGACTGCCCCGCAAGACTGAACAGGCCACAGACCCCCGAGGGCTGGCAGGTCTGGGATCTGGTCGGCCGCCTTGGTGGTCAGCTGCGCGTGATCCCGGGTGCCGTGCTCGGCTGGGACATGGGCGCAGCCCTCGCCATGGCCCGCGCCCTCGGGATCGACACCCTGATCGTCGCCGAACTGCTGCCCGAGATCGAGGCTGTCATGGTGCGCAAGCTGAACGAACAGATGGAAGGAAGCCGCGATGGCTGAAAAAAGGGTCTCTGTCCGCCTCGTGGCGGAAGGCGGCCGCCATGTGCGTGCCGAGTTGGAAGGTATCGGCGATGCTGGTGCGCGCGGTTTCGGTCGCCTGTCGACCGAGATGGAACTTGCCAACACGCGGCTCGCCAGCTTTGCCCGCAAGGCCGGGATCGCGCTGGCGGCGGTGACCGTCGCGGCAGCTGCGGCTGGCGTGGCGATGGTGCGGTCGGGCCTCGAGACCATCGGCGCGCAGGCAGACATGGCCGCCTCTTTGAAAACCACCGTCGAAAGCCTGCAGGTGCTGACGTGGGCTGGCGAGTTGGCAGGCGTCTCGATCGGCGAGATCGAACAGGCCACGAAGAAGCTGACCACCCGGTTGTCCGAAGCTGCCGCCGGATCGGGTTCGGCGGTCGGGGCTTTGCAACGACTGAACCTTTCTGCCGCAGACCTGCAGGCGCTGCCTTTGGACCAGCGCATCGTTGCCATTCAGGAAGCCTTGAACCGGTTTGTTCCCGAGGCCGAACGCGCGGCTGTCGCGTCCGACCTCTTCGGCGACAAAGCGGCACTGGCCTTTCTGCGTATCGATCCGGCCACCTTGCGCGAGGCCGCTCAGGATGTGCGCGACTTCGGTGTGGCAGTAAGCGCGGCCGATGCCGCCCAGATCGAACGCACCGGCGATGCCATCGCCAAGCTCAGCCTGATCTGGCTGGGCTTGACCAACCGCTTGACGGCGGCCGTGGCTCCAGCGCTGGAAACCATCGCCAATACGCTGGCCGATATGACACGCAGCACCGGGCCGATTGGCATCGCCATCAACGCCCTCTTCGACAACATTGGTCGGCTGACCACCTACGCTGCCACCTTCGCCACGCTGATGGCGGGGCGCTGGGTTGCGGGGCTGGCGGCGGCAGCGCTGTCCGTGCGCGGCCTTGCCACCGGCCTCGTCATCCTGCGCGGCGCCCTGATCCGCACCGGCATCGGCGCTTTGATCGTTGGAGCGGGGGAGCTGGTGTTCCAGTTCACCCGGCTGGTCGCGGGCGCGGGCGGGTTTGGCGCGGCGATTGGGCTCCTGAAGGATCTTGCGCTGGAGGTCTGGGATCGCATCGGTCTTGGCGCAGCCTCGGCCTGGTCGAAGATCGAGGCGAGCTGGGCCGGGCTGCAGGCCACGATCTATGGCGCAATGCAGTCTTCGGTGGAGGCGGTGACCAGTTTCGGCAACTCGACAGCAGGGATTTTCAAGGGTGCCTACGATGCAGTGAAGGCGATCTGGGGCCAGCTGCCCGGCGCGATTGGCGATTTTGCCTTCCAGGCGGCGAACGGGCTGATCGGCGGTGTCGAGGCGATGCTGAACGGGGTCGTAAGACGGATCAACAACTTCATCAATGGGCTGAATGCCGCGCTGGATCTCTTGCCCGATTGGGCGGTGGGCGAAGGTGGGGTGCGGATCGGTACGCTGGACCCCATGGAGCTGGGCCGGATCGACAATCCCTTTGCCGGATCTGCCGCTGCGGCCGGAACTGCCGCCGCCGAAGCCTTCTCCGCCGCGATGGCGCAGACCTATGTCACCCCTCCCGATCTTGGACTGACCGGGATGGCAGAAGAAGCGACCGCCCGGGCCGATGCCTATCGCGAAGCTTCCGGCATGCTGGCCGATGCGGCAGCGCGCCCGATGCAAAGCTGGCAGGCGCTGAAGGATGCAGTGGTAGGTGCCGGAACCGAAGGCGAGGCTGCGCTCGACGGGGCCGCAGATGCCGCCGACCGGCTGGACGAGTCGATGACCGAAGCCGGGCGCGCCGCCGGTGGCCCTGGTGCCGCTGCTGCGGCCGGGGCCGAAGTGGCCAAGACCGGGTGGGAGGCGGCCGTGGCCACGCTCGCTGACTATGCCGCGAAAGCCCGCGACATTGGCGGCGATATCGGGAACGCACTGGTCTCTGCCTTCACCTCTGCCGAAAACGCCGTGGGAGAATTCGTCAAAACCGGCAAGCTGGATTTCCGCGACCTGGTCACCTCGATGATCGCTGATCTCGCGAAACTGGCGGCGCGGCGCTTCATCCTCGGCCCCATCGCCAATGCACTGTCGGGCGCGCTAAGCGGCGCGGGTGGTATCTTCGCCAATATCCTGCATGCGGGTGGGATGGTCGGATCGCCGGGCCCGGGCCGCATGGTCCCGGCCTTGGCCTTCGCCAATGCCCCTCGGATGCATTCGGGTGGCTGGGCCGGGATCAAGCCCGACGAGGTTCCGGCCATCTTGCAGCGAGGCGAGCGGGTTCTGTCGCGCCGGGAAGCGGCGGGATATGGCCAAGGGCAAGGTGCGGCTCCGAACGTTTCCGTCACCATCATGGCCCGCGACGCCGAGAGCTTCCGGCAATCGCGCACGCAGGTGGCGGCCGACATTGCCAGGGCCGTGTCCCTCGGCCGGAGGGGCATGTGATGGCATTCCATGAAGTCAGGTTCCCCGACAACATCAGCCGCGGGGCGAGGGGCGGCCCGGAACGGCGCACCCAGATCGTTGAGTTGGCCTCAGGCGACGAGGAACGCAACGCCAGCTGGGCCAACAGCCGCCGCCGCTATGATGTCGCCTATGGCATCCGGCGTGCGGATGATCTGGCGGCGGTCGTCGCCTTCTTCGAGGCCCGCAACGGGCGCCTGCATGGCTTCCGCTACAAGGACTGGGCCGACTACAAATCCGCCCTGCCCTCGCAGACGATCACTGCAACCGACCAGCAGATCGGCAATGGCACCGGCAGCCTTCAAACCTTCCAGCTGACCAAACGCTATACCTCCGGCGCGCAGACATGGGTTAGGACCCTCACCAAACCGGTGGCCGGGACCGTCCGCGTCGCGCTGGGCATGGTCGAGCAGATGTCAGGCTGGACCGTGGACACGACGACTGGCCTGATCACCTTCACCACCGCCCCGGCCAATGGCGTCATCGTTCGTGCCGGTTTCGAATTCGATGTGCCAGTGCGCTTCGACAGCGACACGCTGGATGTCACCCTCGATTTTGAAAGGCTCGGCTCGATCACCTCCATCCCTCTGCTGGAGATCCGCAAATGAAAGCCCTCTCCCCTGCATTGCAGGCCCATCTTGATGACGGCACCACCACCTTGTCCTGGTGCTGGCGGATCAGCCGCACCGATGGGGTGGCACTGGGCTTTACTGATCATGACCGTGCGCTGGCCTTTGATGGCACCGAGTTTGAACCCGAAAGCGGGTTTGCCGCCTCAGAAATTCGCGCTGGCTCCGATCTCGCCGTCGATGCGCAGGATGCCCACGGGAATCGGGTGAGTTGAATTTCATGAGATGAGGCTTAGGAGGAATTGCTCGTTCCATCCTGCCTTGAGGCGTTTTGTGGTCA